TCCATAATATCGGTCTAGACCTCGCTCATCATAGAATAATCTAACTTCAACTTCTTGATTTTCTTTACTCAATCTAGATTTAAATGTTTTGGCTTTAATAATAACTCCTACAACTTCAGTTCCTTCTTTTTCTTTACTTTTAGATAGTTCAATAATAGTAGAAGAAGAATAGAGGAGACCTGACCCTCCACTTTGAACTTGAGTTGGACCATAACCTCCAACATTTGCATATAAGTGGTTAGTAACAATCATTGGAATACCAGCTTGACCGAGTTTCAATGTAAGCATACGAAATGTAGCTTTAATTAACGAAGCTTTAGTCATATCCTTTACATCTTTTTCCGCCAAAGTATCGGATAGTTCTTTATTTGTAGAAAGCATTCCCAAGCTATCAAGAACGAACATACAAGGCTTTCTATCATTTTTATTTGCCTTTAAATACATATCAACAGCTTTAAGTGCTTTTGTTCTAAACTCTTCAATAGTTACGACATTAAGAACAATAACTCTTTCCAAATCAACTCCTTTACTTACAAGAAGAGATTTAGTAACAGCAGCTTCGGTATCAAAATATAAACAATATCCATCGGGATTGCCATCTAAAAAGTTTTTAAGAACAGCAAGGGAAAAGAATGTTTTTCCACATCCTTGCATTCCACTAAAAGTAGTAATTTTATTTCCAGATACTCCTCCAGTAATTTTACCTGATACCAATCCATTTAAGATATAAGAACCTGTATCAACGAACACTTCATTTTCCTCAATATCACTTGCTAATTTTGTGTATTCACCGCCAATTTCGGCTACAATTTTGTTTAAGAATTCCATAATTTTTTATACGTAAAAGTTTGCTAAATTTACTCGTTTTTCAGTTCTCCATCCTATTATATCCAATAGAGATATTATAGGACTCATAAAAGTTTTGTCAAATTGGGTTTCATAATCAATATACTTATGTATACCTAATTCAGGTGGAAGAATTCTACTGTATGATATTACATTTTCCCGAATGGGATTGGGTAGTTTTAAATAACATACTTTAATTTTTTCACCATTAGATATTAAAGGATACTTATGTGTTAACTTAAGCCTCTTTAGATGATAATTATAAAGAAGCGCCCCCCTAGAGTGCATTGGAGTACTCTTGCGATAAATGGTAGAAGCTGAATAAAATTTATCCATATCTGTAATTCCCTTTGGAGTAGATATCTCTTCTGGTGAAAGTTTAAAGAATTCATTTTTAGTTTTCTTTACAAAGTCAATAAGTTCATTCTCCTCACCATTCATAATAATATCAATTGCGTTTTTAATTGCAACTCTACAAAATGCAGGAGTTGAAGTTTTTACTGCTTCAATACCAGACATTTTGATTTTAGGTTCGGAATATCTAACACCTTCATTATCCCATACATTGAGAATATAATTTTTTTTCTTTCTCCAAAGAGCAGAAGAGCAAATCTTTTCTCTCTTCATATGAAGACAATTTTCATATGCGTTTGTAACGTTACATAATTCATCAAAGGATTTATCAATGAATTTTTGTAATACTCCATCGCATATTCTAGTTAAAAAATTAATCACCTCCACCTCTTCAGGATGTTTATCCTTAAAGATTTTTTCTACTATAGGATTAAAATGTAAAAAAACGGAGTCAGTATCTGCGCCTAAAATCATATCAACATTTTTAGTTCCAGCTACATTATTCAAATATAAATTTAACTTATTTTCAATCCATTTAATTACAGCTTGACCTGAATATGTAATGGCTTCAGCATTACGAATATCGTAAAATCTAAAATACGCATTACCAAGAGAACCAAATGCAGAGTTTAGACAAATTTTAAGAGCATGTTGATAGATTTTATACATTGAGATTTCTTCTTCAAGTTCTTCAGAAGGATTTGTTTCATATAAAGATTGCGCTTGAAGCATTTTCTTTTTATAAACCGTTCTTTCATTAAACATTTTTTCCATAATTGTTGGAAGAAATCCCTGCTTTTCTTTTTTATACATTGAGCCATTTGGGCAAATTGTATATTCAGAATGTTCTGGGGCTATCTCAAATCCATCATTGATAATATTTTCAATAGAGGCATAATTATTACGTTCATTCACTAAAGTTTCTGGACTAATATTATAAGTTCTTATTAGTGATGGATATAGAGATGCAAGGTCAAGACTGCATACATATTTAAATTTACCCACTTGAGGGTCTTTAACGTGAGCCCCCTTAAACTTTTCAGTTTTTTCAATTACTTCTTTCTTGGATGGAATTACAATACCTTGACGACGTAGATAATTGTAAATAATTCCATCCCACATTCTCCCCTGATAATAAACATCTTCAGGATTTACTTTTGCCTGATACGCAAGAGTAAATGCAAGCTTAATAAGACATAGTTTTTTTTCAAATTTAGTAATTAGAATACAGTCTTGAATATTATACTTTACAAAAAGAGAGAAATTTTGAGTGTAAAAATCTTTAAAGGTTTCATACTCATTATGGTCCAATTTATTTTCTTTAAGCACTTCTTCTGCAACTGTATTTAATCTATAATTTTCTACGCTAATAAAGGCAAACTTTTTAAAGAGTTGAAGGTAATCTAAAACCGTAATTCCATATATTTGATATTCTATTTCATCTCTACCGTTTGAAGTAAATTCTCGGGTGCTTAATTTTTTCCAAATCGAAAGCCTTGTGGCTTCTTTTTCTCCAAAATTTTTAGCTATACGATTAATTATATAAGGAATATCAAAACCACTGCAATTCCAGCCAGTTACAACATCTGGGTAATTATTTTCCCAAAAATCTAAAAATGATAAAAGCAACTCTGCTTCATTTTCACATTCAATATAAGTATGATTTTCTATTTGTTCTGTAAAACTCCTAGTTCCCCAGGTAAGAATATTTTTAGAAGCATAATCTTGAATTGTGATGAGTATGATTTCTTCTCTTGCAGCTTGTGCATCAATAGTTCCTTGTTCGGCTGTTGTCTCAATATCTAATACATATAATTTAATCTGATTAATATCAAAGTCAATTACTTCTTCGGGATAACTATCAGAAATATATTGATATAATGCATTTGAATTTCCATAATAATCAAATCCATCAACATCTTTATATTTTTCAATAAAGTTACGAGTATCTGAAATAGTTCCTGGTTTTATTGGAGATACATATTTATTGTCTAAAGTTAAGTATTCAGTTTTCTTATTAGAGGGGACATAGAGCGTAGGTTCATATTTAATTTTTTCTTTAATTTCTAAACCATTTTCATAACCTCTACAAAAAATATAATTTCCAATTAATTTTACATTAGTGTAAAATCTCAAACTTCTTCCTCCTCATAAATTTCATCAACATCTACAATTTCTTCTTCCTTCTGGGGATTGCTGTCTTTTACAACCTGATATTCTACAGGAGTTAATGTCTCTGGACTTATTTCTTCTGGCTGTTCTATAGCAGTATCTTCATCAAATAAAACCAACTTTTTATAGTGATTTACAATTTCAGGTTTTGGGTCTTTGATTGTAATAATTGTATCTGGATATATTCTAAAGTTTTCAGTTATATCCGTAACTGCATTTAACCAGGGCGTTAATTTAAATCCAGTTTTAGAACTACTATCTACAGTAAAAAGATAAGGATACATTAAATTATAATATGGCTCACCATCGTCATCTAATTTAGGTATTGATTGAGAGATTATAATTTGGTTATTAGTTAACAAAATAGCTTGAATCATTAGAAGCCTCTGAAATAGTGTATATATTATAGCATAAAAAAAGAGGTCGTCAACCTTGATACTGACCAAGAACGACCTTTATTTTTCGGCAACTTTAGTTGAGGTGCAGCCCCTATATCTATTTATTCAATTTGATAGTTCCTGCGCTTCTCCTTTTCTGGGATGACTTTTAAAATCTCAATACTCAATAGTCCATTTTCATATTTAATTACACCTATTCTCTCATTTTCAGAAATATTCCAAGAACGATAATATTTACGAGAAGCTTTATCTTGAAATTTGGTTGCATTTACATAGAGGACATCGCTTTCTGTGTATACTGAAATTTCTTCCTTTGTGTAACCTGCAAGTTCAACTTCCAATTTTCCAATATTATCACTTACGGGAACAAAGCGACTATTAGATGTATAAAATGGATTAGAAATAAATTTATCTGAGCGATAAATTTCATCCAAAAGACTTACAAGATTTGATGTGGTATAACGTGAGAGTAAAGCCATTTTAAGAAACCTCCTAATATTGAATTTGGTATATACTATATACTCACAAGTATTAAAAAAGGGAGTATGGTAAACTCCCCAAAGACGGTTCGGGTTTAATACTTTTCAGTCAGTTTCTTCTTGATTTTGTGAAACTTTTTTACCTATTGTATACTTTTGAACTAAATTCCATTCTTCCTTTTCTTTAAATGCAATGACCTTAATTTGATTTAAAGGAGCTATGTCTTGAAAAACATCAGGGGTGACTATAGTTAAAAGTCCCCAATCTTGAAGAAGAAATGCTACTCTATTTCGTCTTTGAATATCATTGACCGTAAGCGAGCAATACTTACCGTCTAGGGCGAATAGCTCCTTAAAAGAGCAGATATAATATTTGCCTAGTTTATGTAAAATATTACAACTTTGGTATAAAGTTTTTTCTTTTCGTGAAGCTACACCAATTCTACTTAATGTCTCACGAATTTTTAAAAAATCATCTGGTTCGGATAGTAAAACTTCAAGCATCATTGAAGGGTCCCATTCCACTCTATTCTCATAAGAAATATTCATTTGTTTAATCCACAACTTTCAAGTTTATTCTTTATATAGGCTATTTGTTCTTTTGATAACAAATTTAATATTTCATATGCTTTTGAATCATTACAATTGTAGAATTTTTTAATCATCTCTATATCTAGAGTTAACTCTTTTTTCACCCAACGTGAAAATCTATTTGCTTTTTTTATTGAGTGTAAATAAAATAAATACTGCCCTTCAGATGGTATATACGGATGTATATTCATTTCATTTGAAAACAAAACAGTGTCCCAATGATATGATAATGCCTTATTTACAACGTAAGGTTGATATTCCTTAATATCTTCCTCTTTTTCTATTAAATTTACTTTATTAGAATTAATAGATTTCAGCCAATCCCATACATTACTCATAGAAATTTACACTCCCCAAGAATTTCTATGAGGCAAGCAACTAGATTTATCTCCTGGTCAACTACGAAATTACTTTTATATTGATATTCAGCCAAAAGAATAATAGCAGATGGAATTGTGGTTGGAACTAGAACTTTTGGAAGCTCATCATATAACTCACGAAATATAATTCCCATATTATCATTTGAATTTAATGCAGACCACTTCCTTACTTCATTAAAATTATAATCTTTCATATATGAAAGAAGTTGTGAGATATTTGAATTTATATTTTCAGTTAAAGCATTTAATTCCAATTCACCAGAAGATGTATATCTTTGAAGCTCGTGAAGAGTTCTACGGAAGTCAGGAAAGTATTTTTGAACTAATTCAATCAGAACTTTTTTCTCATAATCAATTCCTTCTTTTTCAAGAATACTCATTAGCCTTTGAAAGAATTCCGCTGCAAGTTTTGGCTTTTCTTTTGTAGGAATTTTAAAATGAATAGATGAGGCTCTAGAATGTATTGCAGGTAGAAGTTTATTTACATAATTGCAAGTAAAAATATAAACGCAATTGTTTTGAGTTTCCTCAATTATACCTAATAATGCTTTTTGAGCGTCGAAGGTTAAATTATCTGCTTCATCAATAAGAAGTATTTTCTTACCACTGCTTGAAAGAGATATTGTAGAAGCGTATGAATTGATTTTAGTTCTTACCGTATCAATACTTCTACCTTCATTAGAGCCATTAATCTTCATAAAATCCATTTTTAACTCTTTAGCAAGAGCTAAAACTACAGAGGTTTTTCCAATACCTGAAGTTCCATATAGAATTAAATTTGGAATTGCTTTTTTATTCTTATAATTTATAAATGTATTTTTAATCTCATCTGGAAGAATGCACTCATCAACTGTTTGAGGTGCATATTTAGTCACAAACAAGAAATCGTTTACTTTCATTTAAATTCGCCCGTTTCATTTTATAAATTTTATTTTAAATATAATTATTTCTTACGCATAAAATCTATAGTTCAACTACTAAATGAACTATCACTACGTAATCCTACAAAATATTTTAAATCATATTCTTGATTTGTAAATTGTGCAGCCATTTCCTTAGAAATTACTACATCATATGACCCCTCAATCATTAAGAGATTATTTTTATCAAAATTAAGTTCAAATTCTTCATCTGTTTCTCCAACTACAATAGAAGCTTGGTTTGATGTTGGATTTGACTTATTCCTAACTTGAAGTGTTATCTCACCCTTTCTCCCTAAAACCGTAAAGTCAGAAAGTCCAAATACATTAGAAGCCTTCATTAGTTTATCAAATTGTTCCGCTCTCATCTGAAAACATACGTCTTCTGATGGCAATCTCATATTTCTATTTTCAGGTGCTGTTACTAGGTCCGGGTCTGTGAGAAAATATTTAATCGTATGAGTTCCCTGTTTAATTAGAACATAACCTTTATCGCTAAAGATTTCAATTTCCGGGTTTTCATATAAGCGTAATCCTCTCAAAAATTGAGATAGTTCATAAATCGCAAATTCTTGGTCAAAGACTTCTTCAACTGTTGCGTATGCAGAAATATCCTCAGAAGCAGCAATTGTGCGAATAATATTACCTGACCTTATGTAAATATTATCGTTAATTTTTGAAAAGTTGCTTAAAATTGCAAGAGTATTATTAGAAAGTTTCATTATAATTAAAAAGTTTTGTATTCTTCAGTAGTATTATTGTGTAGACCCGAGAAATGATAAAGTAAAACGCAATAGTGCATAGCTTTCAATAAGTCTAATTTACTTTTACCATTCTTACGACCAAAACGAGAAAGATATTTAATTGCATTAGAGCGACTAAATGGTTCTGCATCTCCAATGCTTTCAATTAAATCTAGAGTTTGAGTTTTTGAGTTTTCAGAGGTATAGTGCGATTGGTAAGTAGATTGCAAATAAGACTCTAATTCTTTTAAAGTCCTATCTTCTTGATACTTCCAAAATCCATTCGCATTTGTTTGCACTTTCATTTCGAGTGGCACAGGAACATATGGGGATGGAGTAAGTTCTCCTAATTCTTTAGAACTAAAGGTATAACCAGAGTAAGCTTCATCTATTGAGTCTTGTTTCATTATAAAGTTGAATGTATGTTCTATTTTAGCTTAACAGAGATTTAATCATCGGTCAATAAAATATTTTTGTAAATCCATTAATTTTCTTAACTTCAATTACTCTTTCAAATTTATCATCATAGCCATCACGATGTGAAATAATAAAAATATTAGAGTCTTTTACAATGTAATTAATGATTTTAAGCAAGTCCTCAATTCCAGTGCTATCCAGAGAACTATCAAGAGTTTCATCAAAAAACATAATATTACAATTTGCAGAATTCTTCATTCTTGCAATGTCTCTCCAAGCTAAAAGTAGGCTTAAATTAATTCTTTGCTTTTCTCCTTCAGAAAAAGAACCATAAGAAAAGTCTTCGTGTATTGGAGTTTTAATAGTTTCTTTAAACTCATTATCTAAAGTGAAATTAATATATAAATCCATCATTTGCAAATACTTGTTAATTTGAGAATTCATCACTGGAAGATAATTTTCAATAATTTTTGATTTAATCCCACTATCCTTCATCAATACGTATGAAAATTCAAGATATTCTAATACTTCATTACACTTACTTTGTTCTTTTTCTAATTTTTTATATCTTCTTATTAATTTTTGAAGCTGCTTAATATTTTCATTTTGGTTCTCTATATTATTTTTAATTTCAGAGATTTCTTTTTCTATACTTTTAATTTGTTTACTTTTTAAATTACTTTCATTCTTATAATTTGATAGTTGAGAATTTAATGCTGTGATTTTCTTTGAGGTGCTAATAAATTGATTTTCTCTCTTCTCTTCTTCAATTATAGCTTCATAAATTTCAGATATACCAAGCTGTAACTCATTATTTTGTTTCATTAACTCTCTCAATTTATTCTCTTTGAAGCTATCGTCAACTTCTTGTTTACAAGTAGGGCAAACCGAATGTTGATGAAAGAATTCAGATTCCTCTGTGATAAGAGATTTCTTTTGCTGCAACTTACCTTGAACACTTAAAAATTGTTTTAATTTCTTTGGAGTAAATGAAATATCTTCCAATTCTTTATTTAAAGTTTCAACATCTTTTGTAATCTTTTCAATATTCACTAAAATGTTTTCAATTTCACCTTCAATACCTTGAGATTGATTTTCTTTTTTAGAAATAGTTTCTAACCCTGTATTTTTTATAGATTCAATAAAATATTTTTGGCTATCTATCAATCCTCCTATTGAAACTTTTTCCATTTCAAGTTTACCGGAAGCTCTTTCTGTGTTTTTTATTTTTTCTCTTAATAGTAAATTCATAGAAGAAAATATTTTAAGGTCTAATAATTCTTCTACTAAATCTCTTCTATCTCCTGCAGTAAGTTGCATAAATGGAACATAATTTGTACTACCTAATACTACAACTTGCATAAATGTCTTATAAGACATTTTTAAAATATTTTGTTCTAGGTATTTTTGTTGGTCTCTAATCGCTGAAAGTTCTTCCTGAACTTTTCCATTAATATAGATTTCAAAAATATTTGGAGATATTCCTCTTCTTATTTTATATTCTGTACCTCCCATTGAAAAATCAATCTCAACAGTACAATCTTTTCTATTTACAGTATTTACGAGTTGTTTTTTTGTCGTTCCTCTATTAGATTTCCCGTAAAGACCGAATATAAGAGCAGTTATAACGCAAGAATTATGAGAGAGTATATCATTGGTATAAAATCTATGATTGTCTGAATTTACAGTCATATCAAACATATGTTCTTCTATATCAAACTTATCAAGATGAGTAACTAATTGAACTCCAGTTTTAGTTTGAATATATGTTTGATATGGAACTAAATCTTTTATAAAAATCTCATTAAAATTTAAATCAAATACAATATGATCATCAGCACATTCAAGAACTAATCCAGTTTCAGTTTGAAGTTTCCATTTCTTATAGGGGACTGTTTGATGAATATGAGTTACCTCCTCCCATCCAGTATCTGTTTCAATTTCCCAATCAGTGAGTTCAATTGAATTGATAAATTTTCTATTAATTGTCGATGATAGGTTTTTCATAAAAGCACTCGGTCCATCCTTCAAATTTTTGTTTTGGTATATATGAAATGTTGCGATTTTCTTTAATTATTTTTTGTTCCAATATAAATGATTTGTGTATATTATTTGCAATTATTTCAACTATTTCATATTCATAATTTCCAATAGTATTTCCACCATACCTTGAATGAATACTTCTAGTTGTCACTCCAATTTTATAAAATTCTTCATCATTACCTGAAACTTTTAATAAGTATAAAATTCCATTTTCAGTTAGATTTTGATTCCATAAAGTTCGGTAATTAATTTTTGTTGCTTTTTTTCTGTTTATTTCAATCTTTTCAGAATCAGTTTTTTGATCTAAACTATTTTTCCATTTTTCCTGCCGATCTAACCATCTTTGTCTTCCAGCTTCTTCGCCATATTTTTCTATACATTTTTCAAAAGTAAATGTGGCTTGTCGTTTGGCTACTTCCTCTTTGGCTTCAACTTCAGTACATCCTTTAGATATCCAATATTCAACACATCTTTTAGACGTAATCTTTTGAATTTCTACATTAGATTTTGAAGTATTTCCCCCAGCTTCATTATTTTTATTTTTTTTCTCTAAACATAGTTGTTCAGATTCTTGTTCTGAATGTCCGAGTTTCATCCAATATTCTTTTCTGATAGGTCTTCTTGAATTTCTTTCGTAATCTGCTTCATCATCGGTATAGTTTGTTTCAGTATTTGGATTTATCTTTGCAGTCCAAAACTCTCTTGAGTATGGACTAATCTTTCCTTTTTGACAACATTCTTTAGATTTAATATAAGAATCACCTTCACTCCAACCACGAGACATCCAATATTCTTTAGAATGTCTCCCCATTTCAGGTATAGATAGAAGTTTTACGACATAAGAATGACTTTTTCTCACATTATTAGCTTCAGGTATAAATTGAAGTTTATTAAAAAGTTCAATTCTAAGGTCTGGTTGAAGGTTTTGTACTTTATTATCTAAACAATCTAATATTTTTTCTTCAATTGTCCTGCTCCTTTTGGATTTCATAAAATTCTCCAATAGGGGTTTCAATAATTTCTCCGGTTTTCTTATTTCGGAGTCTTATTTTAGTATTTATACCAACACACTTTCCACTTCCATTAGTCCCACGAACGATAGTTGTCCGGTGAGAATCTAAATCTATTTCAATAAATTGATTACCAGACGATAATATATTTCTATATTTAATTTTTTTTAAAAACAACATTTCCTCTTGGGGTTATCACGACATCTTCAGATTTAATAACTGCGTATTTGTAGTTATACATTTCGCAAGCTTTAATTGCAACTTCATTTTCAACTTCAAGAACTTTCATTGGAGGATAATCTTCTGCCTCTAGAAGACCTAGGTATCTATCTGCATCATCATAATCTGTAAAAAAGTAAATTACCTTTATCCCAAAGTCATCCTCTACCGCAAAAGCTCCACTTTCATGTTCAATGTCTGCAGATAAAATATACATTGTTAGACCTCATTTTCCTGCGCTTCTTGATAAGTATCATATAATATTTTACGAATTAAATCTTTATCTAATTTAAAATCAGATTTATCTATGTATTTATTTAAAGTGCTCAACGTATCTTCGCAATCTAAATCCGAAGCATTAATTAAATCATCATTTACATCAACATTTTCTACAATTTTTAAATCTATAATATTTCTTTTTAAAATTTCATTTATAAATTTATCATAATCACTTTGATTTGTTTTATTTAAAGTTACTACTTTTACATTTTTATTTTCAATAACAGAGAAATCAAAATCTTTATATTTAGTATCTGAATAGTATATTCTCTCAAACATATTATATGGGTTTTTTATAAATTCCAATTCATAGGTTTCTGTATCAAAAATATGAAACCCCCTTACATCATCAACATCCGACCAAAACATTTGATAGGGGTTTCCGAGATAATATATTTTACCATCATCACTACGAGTATGGTAATGTCCTGAAAATACTCTGTCATATTTTTGAAATCTTTCTGTAGTTAATCCGTGAGTTTGTAGCATTCCTGGAAATAAATTAAATCCTAACAGTTCTAAATGTCCAAATATAACTTTTGCATTAGAAGATTTAAGTAACTCAAAGGTTGTTTGCTCATTATCTTTACATACCCAAGGAATAAACAAACAGTTTAATTTGTCTATTGTGTACTCTATGGGTTCTGTAACACGTATTACATTTGAATAATCTCGAAGTAGAGTATCAATTGAGTTGTATTTATTCGTAGTTTTCTTTTCCGCATCGTGATTACCACATATTTGGTATAGTTTAATTTCCATATCCCGAAGCCTATCATAAATCACTCTCTGTGTCCACTCTAATCCCCAGTAATCAACTCCTTTACGATTATCAAAGGCATCCCCAAGATGCACTACACATTCAATTCTACGGTCTTCTAGAGTAGGGAAAAATACTTCATCATAAAATTTTTCAAAGTAGTCGTGATAAATCTTATTTGAATGTTTAAAGCAAAAGTGAGTATCAGTAATTAAACCTACGCGCATAGTTAAGAATACCTAGAATAAACACTATCTTTAATTGAGTTGTACTCTGAGCTATCAAAATGAGCGTCTGCTGTGAATACTTCATCAAATAAACTTCTTTCTAGAATTTTATCTGCAATTTCTTTTTGTCTATTTTCTCTTTCAATTCTACGAAGAAAAGCATAGTAAGAGATTTGAGTAAAATATGCAAATGGATTCATTTTTTTCCCCGTTTTTGGACTTACGTAATCTGGGTCAAAATTATAAAGATACAAAATTGAATTTTCAACTGCATCCATTATCATATCTTCTCTTGATGAATAATTAGCAAATTTAGGAAGATATGAAAGATGAGTAGCAATTTTTAATAAACACTCCCCAATATATTTTGGAACTTTAGGTCTACCTTCCCAATCATCTGTATTTTTGGGATAATGTTCATATTTTTTATAAAACTCTTCTTTTGCATTTACCCAACTATTTTTATACGCAGTCATTGCATCATAAAAAAGTTTATTATTAACATAATGCTCGGTTTTTTCTCTTTTTTTCATACAAATTGGTATTTCTTTGAAGTAGTTTACCTTTTAATTTAAATTAAGTCAATCTTAAAGTTAAGTAAGAATGCTTATTGACAACTTTATATTACCATGAGTATAATCATTCTGTGGTTTAAAGGATTAACTTTAGATTCTTATAGTTTTTAAGGTTTTAGAAGCTTAGATTTTAATATACCTTTAGTCTGAAACTCAAGAGTAGCTTCGGAGAAGCATTGCCCTTCGGGCAATCAATCTAAACCTTTAGGGTGCTCTTGGGCTTGATATAATTCCTCTAGTGATTTTCTAGCATCATTAATGGAGCTAACGTATCCCATGCCTACAGTAAGCACAGCCTCATTTGAAGTATTATTAATATTTTCAAAGTATTGATTATGTACTTTAATTAAATAGTCATCTTTTATTTCATTCATAGTTATAATGTGTTTTTTATTAATAATATGAGTGGATTTTTCCGAGCTAGAAATCCAAGGTGTAATTTTTATGTGAGAAGTTTTTGAGTTTTTAACCTCCATTAATGTAATTACTACGGGATTATCTAGAATTATTAATTCTTCTCCGTTTTCAATAAAAGCACACACTTTTGATATAAGCTCTTCTCCTGAAACAAGTTTAATTGTAGCATAAAAAATATCTGTAGTCATTAATTGTTTACCTCCTTTTCTTTAAAATTAATTTTATGAATTTGATAATTAAATAATTCTTCGGAATATATTCTTACTCTTTCTACTAAATGATTTAAAGTATAATTGTTACGAGACTTATATGTGATATCATCCGCAATATCATATAAAATTGCCTTACTTTTATTATCAGATTTACGAAGTATTCTTCCAATACTTTGAAGGCTACGAACTTTTGACTTTGTTGGACTTGCAAAAATTAAATTATGAAGATTTTTTATAGACACTCCAGTACTAAAAACTCCATAGGAAGCAACAATAATCGCATCACTTTCTAATTCAGTGATTTCACGTATCTTTTCTCTTTGCTCTGCATCTACGCCACCATAAACAAAAAATACTTTTCTGTTTTCTTTCACTGAATTATTTATTAAATCATAGATAATTTGACCGTGAGTTTCTACACGAGAATATAAAATAAGAGTATTACCTTTTAAGTCTAGAGCTAAATTTTTAATGAAATTATTTCTTTTTTCGTGAGTAATTAAATACTGTAGTTCATCTTCATAAGTTTCAAAAGGCTGACCTAAATGTTGAAGAATAATAATTTGAATTTGCAATCTTGCAATATTACCTTTTTCCATTAGTTCATTCGTGCGAATGACTTTATACATAGGTCCAAATAATCCTTCTAAAGTCCATATATTTACCTTCTCTGGTTTTGTAGTTCCAGTAAAGCCAAATCTATATTTTACATCACATAGCTTATGAAGAATGCCTGAGATTGATGCAGAGGAGGCTATGTGACACTCATCTACCACCACTACGTCATACTGACTGAAATATATTTTCTCTAGCTTGTGAAGGCTCTGGTAGGTAGATACGATGACCGGCTTATCTGATACCTTTTCATAACCAGAATAAATTTGATGAACATACTCCTCAGAATTCCAACCATAATCTTGAAAATCTTTGAACATCTGGGAACATAAAGATGTCGTTGGAACGATAATTAAAACCTTCAGCCCCTTCTCTACATAATATCTTGTAAGAGTGTAAATGCAGATTGACTTACCAGAAGATGTTGGAGATACTAATAGTTTACGATTATGACGAAGACCTTGGTATACTGCATCAATTTGATAATCTCTTAACTCAAAGTTTGACGAAATTATGCTCTGCATATAGGATTTCACTCCACCCAAAGAAATATCCTCATTTTCTTCATACGGTAACCCATAATATTTACTATCTTCAAATTCGTAGGTATAGTTATGAGATAAAATTTTTTCAATTAATCTATCCAGAAGTCCAACATAAATTTCTTTAGTTTGAATATTTAATAAATTAATAATTCCATTCCATCCTTTGTATCTCTTTCCTTTCATAAACTTTGCACTTTCTACTTCAAATTGAAAGTAGGGAGCTAGTTCATATAGAATATGAGGCTCACATTTTACTTTAAGATAAACTTCATTCTTTTTGCTTATAACTATATCAGAAGTCATTAACTGTACCCTCCTGTAAATTTCATAAATTCTATTCCATTTTTGATAACAAAAGTTCGGGTCTCAATACTTTTAATTATACTTTCTAAAAATTTAAGCATTAATTGATAATAATCAATTTTAGTTTTGGACTTAATTAAATCTGCATCTGCGTTCATATATTTGTCTAAATCAGATTTCATTACTCTATGGTCAAATGGTGTTTCTTTATATACCTCTGGGTCCGCCTTACCTGAATAATAAAGCCATTTATTCTTTTGAAGTTCTATGAATTTATTTTCCTCAAGTTTTTTAAGTAAGGATATGTTATTATAAATTTGATAATATTTTGAATGAAGAGATGGTATTTTAATACTTTCTAGATGAAGATTATCTGGGTCTATTTTACAATCCTCATCCCACATAGTTTCAATTTCATTGATATTCATATTATTATGTTGAAACCTTTATTATATCATAAATTGTGTATTTGAAAACTACTTGAGCTGATGCATAATTAATTTCTGTAGGAGTGGTATCAAATTGAATAGAACTTAAGGATACTGGAAATAAATCTTTATACTCTACTTTTAAATTTACATTGTAGTTGCTATTATATACGAGAAGAGAACCATCAGACATACCTGAAATAGCTGTTTGTTTTCCTTTACTATTTTCATCTTCATTTAATAGTTGTTGATATTGCCCCCAATCACGAGGAAATCCAAATTGATTTAACCAATTCCAAACTTCAAGATAATTTTCCATATCTTCATCAACCATAAAACGAAGAGTTAAATCCTCATAAGTTAAGGTTTCACCTGGAACTGGAATAGCTTTAAGTGGAGTTGGTTGCATTGCGACCCCAAGATTAATTCCAGGAATATTTGCAGCATTACAAAAGAAATCAATTTTTGGCTTCTTTTGTAAAATAAATTGAAACCCTACAGGAGACAGGAAGTTACGATTTGTTATTTGATTCAAGAATGGATTTAAAGGCATAATTTATAAAGCATTTATATAGCTATTTATTTCGGCATTCTTGACTTGATGTGTAAAGTGAGTGTAAGATGAATTATGAACTCTATGAATATTAAAATGGAATACACTAAAATAGGAAATATAGGTAATTGTTACGGTCGATTAAATATAAAAGTAGATAGCGATAGATATTTTTGGAGCATTGAGAATTGGAGTGGATTTAACTGGGAAGAAATACCAAAGACCTTATATGATGAGTGCGTAAAATTTGAAGAAACTAGAAATAAAACAGCAGAAATGACTTTTGAAGAATTGTGAAGTATATTATCTTTATATGTAATGTTTAAATTGAACCTAAAGGAGATAGTTGAAATTCATTGGGAGAAAAATAAATTCATGTCCCTCTCCTTGAAAAAGGATATGGTGAAACTTATACAAGATACTACTAACTTTCTTGATGAGTTTTATCCTAAAATTTCATTAAGAACCCGAGCTTATGTGATTAAGAATGACATTACTTTAGAAACCATACCAAAATGTAAATGTGGAAGATATGCTGCAATAGATACAACATATCCAGAAAAAGGATTTAGAATATATTGCGGACCAAAGTGCTCTAGAAGCGATAAGACTATAGATAAAGAAGTCATATCTATTATTGATAATTATGATTTCCTATATGAAGAGAAGATAACCAAACAAAAATCAATAGAACAAATTGCTAAAGAGCATAGTATTTCAATCATACCTGTAGTTAAGTATCTTAAGAAGCATAATCTATATCAATTGAATGATGCGAGAAGACGAAATAATAAAGCTAATACAATATTAGAAAATAAAGAAAGTCTTATAGCATTATATGAGACTAATACAATGCAAGACATTGCAGAAAGTTTAGGGACAACTAAAGGGACAATTTCTAGGTGGTTTGAGGTTCATAATATAGAAGCAAAGGCTCCTAATTCTTATGAACGAAAAATAAAAAAAATTTCAAATGAAGAGAATGTATTATTTAAGTATATTCAATCTATTTACACTGAAGAACTTATACAATCAAATCGTTCAATTTTAAATGGAAAAGAATTAGACGTTTATATCCCAGATAAAAATATAGCCATTGAGTATAATGGCTTGTATAGTCATCACTATAGACCTTGGGAAGATAAAGATTGTTTAAAAAAGATATCAATTATCATCTTTTTAAAACTATGGAATGTGAAAAACAAGGAATACAGCTTCTTCATTTTTATAGTGATGAATGGAAATTTAAACAATCTATAGTTGAAAATATAATAAAATCTAAACTCGGACTAAATGATAAAATTTATGCTAGAAAATGTAGTGTAGTAAGTATAGATACTCAATATAAAAATCACTTTCTAAATGAATATCATATGCAAGGTGAAGATAAAAGTTCTGTAAAACTTGGACTAGAATATAATGATGATATAGTTGCTATTATGACTTTTGCTAAATCTAGATTTAATAAGGGCTATAATTGGGAACTTACTAGATTTTGTGTGAAGGGTGGGATAAGTGTGGTAGGAGGGTTTAGTCGTCTCTTAAAAGCCTTCAGGGGTCTTATAACGGTTCAATTGTATCTTATGCTGATAGGCGATATTCTAATGGTAATGTATATAATACTAATGGTTTTGAATTAATAGGAATTAATAAACCATCTTACTATTATGTTGATAATAATTATTTAAGGCGTTATCATCGTATGAGATTTCAAAAAAAGTATATTGGTGCTTATGATTGCACCGAATATGAAAAAGCTCGTGAACTTGGATATGAAAAGATATTTGATTGTGGAACTTTAGCTTTTGGTTTACAATAAAAAAGGAGCCCGAAGGCTCCTTGATTAAATCTAAAGTGAAACCCAATGGCTCACATAAGATTTTTGACCAAGACTCTACGATAGTAGCGGTTGGTATTTTTAGCAAGTCTACCAAGTCCTTGATTGGTTCCTTCGGCAAAGGGGTTCGCAACAATCCCATAACGGGTCTTAAATCCGATTTTGGGTTGGAAGCTTTGCTCACCAACGGCACGAACCATTTGGAGAGGAACATAAGGGCAATAGAAGAGACCAGCATCATAAGGATTAGAACCCTTATAACCAGCAACATAGAATTGATTGTTTGAGTTATTTGCAGCATAAGGGTCAATATAAACCTTATACTTGCCTTGAAGAACACCAGCAAAGGTGTTGCCGGTATCGTCAACCTGAAGATTAGCATTAAGAGCTGGGGTATAATCAAGAATACCTGCGTGAGATAGAGCGGATGCAATATCTGCAGAGCAGAGAATCATATTCCCCTTACCTCTACGAGTTCTTTGTGCAATCTGGTTAGCATCTCTTTCAATTTGGAAGATAAGACCCTTGAATTTCTCAACGGACCAACGACCATTTGAGTCAACATCAAGATCAAAAATACCAGGAGTTGCAACGTTATTTTGAGCACCAGGCTCTGCAATCATCATAATGGTACGAATAACTTCTCTGTTGATTTCAGCAAGAATTTCAGAAGAAAGAATATTCGCAAGTTCAGATTCTGCATTAAGACCGTGAATAGCCTTAAGGTCTTGAGCAAGCTCCAAGCTGTATTCAGCCTTGAGTGCGCGAGACTTTGCAGTAACTGAAACTCTTTCAATTGAGATTCCCATCTCATTGAAGAATGTGTTAGGGTCTGCAAGATTGCTACCAAGAGATTCTGCTTCAGAAGTCTTCATACCCTGACCAACGGTATAAGCCTCACTTCCTGCAGGAGCAAGAAGTCCAGGATTAGAACCAGTTTGACCAGTAGTACCAAAGCCTACGTTATCTCCAGTTGAACCACTGTGACCATAGCCGTCAAAATTGGTAAGATTACCACCAGCATTCTGACTGGAGAATGCAGTATCAACTTCATTGAAGAAGGTTTCATTTCCAGTAGGACCATCATAACGCGAACGAAGAGCGAAGATTAAGCCTACAGGCGCGTTCATAGGTTGTACACCAGCCAAGTCATATGCGACTAGGTTAGGCATTGAACGACGAATTAAGCTAATAAGAATTGGGTCAAAACCAGCAACTGGACCAGCAGCATTAGCTCCATAACTAAAACCTGCAGCTCCACCGCCATCGGTTCCGGTATTCATTGTGGGAACGGCTTCAGAAAGAAATGCTCTTTCTTCACGTTGTGCGTTTTCTTGATTTTCTAGCAGGATTGCGGTAACCATTCTACGGTGAGAATCTTGAATAGCATCAAGACCTTGATAATCTAGAAGTGGTGCCCACTTTTCCTGCAGATGCTCTGCATTGAACATTTGCATTTGAATTTACCTCTGTTTAAAA